TTCTACAAACCTCACCTGTTGGTGGTAAGTAAATTTGTGTATTGTTTACAGTATCTCTTGTTAAAATCCAAGGATAGTAAGTTGCGGTATAGTTAGAGTCGATACCTGTGTTATCCAAGTTGTCAACCGCTTCTTGTGAGTAGATAATATCCAAAGAGCTTGTCGCATCTGGTGTATACATTTGATAGTCAGGAGTAGTACAGATATAAACTGAATCTGCTCTTGAGTATTGTACCATGTCAATCGCCTCTTCCACAAGGTTAGAGTTGTTAACATAATCGATACTTGCAGTTGCAAATATGTTAATGTTTGTTGCTTCAGGGTTAGCGAACGTTAAGATACCAAGTAAGTATGCGTAGTAGTCAGTGTTTGCAAAATCCTGAGTATTGTTTTGAACAACAATTCTCTTAAACATACCGTCACCTGTTGCGGTTGGATATCTTGAAGATGGTGCAAAACCTGCTAAGAAACCTGATGCCCCCAATTGGAATCTGTCCTCGTTAGTTCTCCACTCTCTGTAGATATCCCAACCATCAAATCCACCCGCGAAACACACAGTGTACTTTCTTGAGTAAATGAAGTAGTATGGGTTTTCTTGAGTTGCAGGGTCTTCTCTAAAGTCTGCAACACCACATTCAAATGCCGTTTGACCACTTGACATTGAAGTGTTTGATATTGTTACAACCGTTGCACCTGAGTCCATGTGGAAACCTTTACTTAATACGTTCCATTTAGTTGAATCAGTTGCTAATGTCCAATTTGATTGTGGGTTTTGTTTTCCTTTATAAGTTAAGAATGATTCGTCAATACCATATTGTGTTGAGAAACCTAAATAAGTTCTTCTTACAATATCACCACCAGATTCAACAGTGTTAGAACCTCCTGTTGGAGTACCAAAAGGTGGGTTAGCAATAACTTCACCTGGATAATCATATTTAGTTTTAAACTTAGGATATGGTGATGGATAAATTGAAACATCTTCATACTCTCTTTGAGTGTAACCGTAGAATCCACAAGGGATTGCATCGATTGGTGCTTCGTCAGCCATTTCAATCATAATATATTTTGAAATCAAAGCGTATTCTCCATCTGAAGAACCAATCTTTTTAGCGATAAAGTTATTCGACGCTGGGTCTAAATTACAATTAGTATATTTTTCAATTACGATAGGATTTGCATCTGTATCAAAGAAATTTCTAACAAACACATCAAAAGACATGTTATTAAATGACAAGTTTGCAATTGAAACTTTAATTTCAGTGTTTGCAGAATCACCATCAGAAATTGATATAAATTTAAATAAGTTATAAACTTTATTACCTCTCAATTCTGAAACCAAAAATGGTGTCTCAGGTGATTGGTATCTTTCCAAATTCCAAGCAATTGACTGACTTGATTGACTTCTTGCGTCAGGTAATGCAATTAAAGTTGAATTTAAACCTCTAATATAACCTTGGTTATAAGCGTAATTCAAACTACCTTGATATGCTTCTTCAACATAAACAGGTACTTCAAATCTTGATTTTCCAAAATTATCAACACCTAAAACTTTAGTTATATATTTTGAAGATGATGCTAATAATGAAGTCTCAAAAGAGAAGGTGTCATTATCTCTTGTAACACCTGATAATAAGAAAGTAGCATATGGTGATGAAGTAATACCTGAGTATTGACCTGTACTTACCAATTGTAAATCGGTAAGACCACTTACTTGATAAACAGGACCGTGGTTTTCACTTGTAGAACTATTACTATATAATGAAATACCTCTTGAACGAAGTGTTCCAACTACCATGTTATTGAACTCTGTATATGCAGTTCCTGTGAATGTATAAGTCTCACCACTTATTGTTCCTGTGTAAACTCCTGTACCACCAGTAACTAAATTACTAACAACATAGTAGAATGAATATCCTGTGTAAGCATTTCCTGAAGAAATATCAAAGTTAGCGTAAAACCATGGGTCATTTGCTGATGAAGATAAATCATTATCGTCAAATGTATTAACACAATTGTAAGGGTCAGTAACCGCAGAGTATGTGGTAACTAAACTGTCGTAATCTGTATTAGGTATTGCACCATACACAACCGAAGTTGTTGCTGACAATGATGGTGTATCAATTATACCACCTAAGTAAGCGTTAAAGTCGGTTTGTAGTGTTGATGTAGAACCGTCATTTAATCTATATTGTGTATTTAAATTAGCCTGAACTTGTGCAGGTAATGAGGAAGTAAATTCAACAGTACTTCCTGATGAGTATCCTGTAAATGTTGCGGTGAAAGTTGTGGCGTTTGATGGGTCACCAATTGTTGTTGGGTCAACATTTGCAATTAATGATAAACTCCAAGATGGACCCGCATCATAACCTGACAATCCTAAGATTCTTGTAACAAACAATTGGTTTGATTGTTGCAAGTATGATTTAGCAATGTATGCCGCCTCATATTTTGGGATTTGAGTGTTATAAAATTTAACGGGTTCAGTTCCACCAAAATATGCTTGGAACTCGTCGTAGTTAGTTATGAATACTGGTTCGAATGCTGGACCTCTTAAAGTTTCTCCAACAAGACCTAAAGTTGTTACCCCAACACTTTGGGCTACGAATGATAGGTCGGTCTCAGATGTGTATACGCCTGGTGAAACGAATACTTTTTGATTTGCTTGTGCTGTTGCCATTATTAAATTATTCTGTTACAGATTTATTTTATTGATAAATATTCGACTTTTGATGAAAAAACTTTACTTTTGGATAAGTATTTATAAACGGTATGAAATAATTCTGCCTTTTTTCTACCCATGAAAACCAAGAAAGAAATAAAGAATATCAAAATATCCCCTGAATCACACGATATCTTAAAAAAGTACTGTGATAAGCGTGGAATTAAGATTTATAAATTTTTAGAGAATTTAATCTTTGAAAAGTGTAAAGAGAAGAAAGATATTTATGGGGAAGATTAAACTAACTTGTTTTCGTATGTTATAAGTGAGTCTTGGGTGTTATCATTCTTTGTTACTTCTATTCTTAAAATGTCGTTTGTTGTGATTTCAATTCGTTGAAGGTCACTACCATAATAATCACCATTAATATACACATCAAATGTGTCCACATTACTTGTTGAAAGTAAGTTCATATTTGCGGTAAAATCAATTCGGTCATTTAAAACAGTATTACCTGAAACAAATAAAAACGGCATTTCAAACTCATCAGGATTTTCAGGATATTTGTTCCTTCTTTGTTTTCTTGTTGAAGTATCAAGTTCAATAAGTTGAGTAACTCTTTGAATTGCGGGTTTTACTTCAAACTCATCTTCGTCAATTAAATAACCTAACATGGTAAAGTCATAACTCTGAACATAATACTTTCTTGAATCCATATTCATCTGTGATTCATCCGATACGTTGTTCATAATAATTGGAACATACTGACCCTTGATAAAAGTATATGCCTGTCTTGATGAAAAAGTTTGCATTACAATTTTATTTAATTGATTCAACTCTCTCATTCTGTTACAAATGATTTTAACTTGATAATTGATATCAACAGGAACAGGTTGTGGTATTGTGTAGATATCCATACCTTGTTCGTTTCCGTTCCATGTTGGAACTGAGGCATAATAGAATTGTTTTCTATTTGGAATAGTATATTGAAGTGATGGGTTTGTACCATACTTAACTTCAGGTGTTCTAACTACAGTAATAAATGGTGGTGCGGCATTGTAATCTAAATCCACAAACTGCCAAGTTTCCAAATACTGTGTCCAGTTTTGAGTTGTAATGATTATGTCCAACATAGGAACGACTTTACCTGCGGTTACAACTTCAAGTTCTGTCTTAACAAAATCAAGCATACCCCTATCCAAATCCGCATGTAATACAGATTTTGGTAAATAGGTTCCATCTTCTTTAATATATTGTAAAAGTTCTTCTCTACGTTCAGATAAAACTTTTTTTGGTACTAAAGGTAATGTTGGTTTAACTACTGTCCTTGGTAATGGCATTTATTCTTTTACTACAAATAGTTTATTTTGTGAATTAATCATGTCAACTTCTTGAGCTCTATAAACAGGTTCTTCACTTTGTTTATAAACAAATGAATCATATCTGTATGGATTATAAGTTACAATCATATCTGATGGTGGATTCGGAATGTCATCACAAGGATATTCACAATAATCTAATAATTTTCCAATCACAAATGCGTGAACATTTTTTGACTTTTCTGAACGAACTTTTTCTTTACCACCTTTTCTAACTCTAAACTCAACGTCACCTAATTTAACATAGTCTGCATGCATAATAACTTTACTGTTGTATGTTACAGAAAATGTGTGTTTGTGTAAATTGTAATACACCATTACTTTTTTACCCAAAAATAAATTATCGAATTGTGATTCAGTTATTATTACTTGCATTAGATTCCTTTAAATTCATTTTCACTTACCCATGTTGCTGTAATCGTTCTATAGAACGGTTTGTATCCACCATAAGTGTGTTTATTATCAGACCTAACATATCCGTCATCACTAACTGAATAATATCTAACTCTGTCTTCAGTTTCATAATATCCAATATAATCACCCATGAATATTTCAACTTCCAAGTCATCAAGTTGTTTTTGATAAATTGAAAATTTCATACTTCCTGGCTCTTGAATCTCAACTCTTGAATTACCATAAAATTTATTGGTCGGAGCCATAACTTGAACCAATCCTTTTAATTCGACAGGTGCCATAAATTGTACCCCATCTTCAACCACTTCACCGTATACATTGTCTTTCTTTGTTTTATAACGGTCAATACGATACAATACGATTGTGAAGTTCATATCACCCTCGAGCCATTCTTGACCCATACCAATATCAAGGTCAAAATCTTCACCACCGAAGAATTTACCCAATCTTGTAATTGGTACCAATTTTTCTGACGTTTGTTTCATATATTGATAAATACTTAAACTTTTACTATATTTAGTTTATAATTTAGTAATTTAAATGAGTGATGTTAGTTTAGAGTCAAAAGCGATGTCAATTCTTGAATCCTATGAGGGTGGCAACAACTATATTTTGGAATTAAAACGTAAATCACAAATCAATAAAAAGTTTTATCCGACACGAAGTCAATCAGATTACATTATCAATTTCCACAACAAACAACCAAAGGTTGCTAAGAAGTGGGTTATACTTGACGCTTACTTCGCACAGAAATTAGCTGACGACAAATTATATACCGAAATACCACAAAAGGTATGGGTTGAGAAGTTATTGGCGGATAAAGAAAAGGCTTACCACATTTGGGGTAAAGTTTTAGACAAAGAAGAATTCCACGATTTTTGGTTACCAAAGGCGGCAATCATCAAAGACAATTCAGTTAAAGATGTTGTAATTGATTATTCAAAGTATTCACATCGTCCACCACTTGACCACCAAAAAGAAGCAATTCAAAAATTGGTGGAGAATAAAAAATTCATCCTTGCCGATGATATGGGTCTTGGTAAAACAACATCGACAATCATTGCGGCATTAGAATCAGGTTCAAAAAAAGTATTAATCATTTGTCCTGCAACATTAAAGATTAACTGGAAACGTGAGATTGAAAATTATTCAGATAAATCAATCTACATTGCTGAAAGTAAAAATTTCAGTACAGAAGCTGATTTTGTTATCATAAATTATGACATTATAAAAAATTTCCATGACCCTAAAAAGAAAGATGACTCTCAAGTTCTTGCTGCCAATTTTGATTTGGTTATTATCGATGAAGCACATTATATCAAAAATGCTACAGCACAAAGGACAAAACTAATTAACGACATCGTTAAAAAAACTGAACGACTTTGGTTGTTGACGGGAACACCGATGACATCACGACCTATTGACTATTTCAACTTATTAAGTTTGATTGACTCACCTGTTGCAAAAAATTGGATGGCTTATGCTATCCGTTATTGTTCAGGATACCAATTTAATGTTGGTGGAAGAAAAGTTTGGAATGTAACGGGGGCCTCTAACCTTGAAGAATTAAGAGACCGAACTGTTGGTTTAACGTTAAGACGATTAAAAGAAAACGTTCTTGATTTACCCGACAAGATTATCACTCCCGTATATTTAAGATTGAAATCAAAATCATATGAAAATGTGATGGGTGAATACTACGATTGGTACGACAAAAACCCTGAAGAGTCCAAATCACTTACCGTACAGTTTTCAAAATTAACAAAAGTTAGACAAATCATTGCAGATGAAAAAATTGCACAAACTATTGAACTCGCTGAAAACATTCTTGAACAAGACAAGAAAGTTATTATTTTCTGTAATTTCACGGATTCATTAAATAAAATTTCCGAACACTTTGGTAAATTGGCGGTTAAACTTGATGGTTCTATGTCAAAAGTTGAACGTCAAAACTCTGTCGACCAATTTCAAGATAACCCAAAAGTTAAAGTATTTGTGGGTAATATTAAAGCCGCAGGTGTTGGTATTACATTAACCGCGGCTGAAGCGGTAATCATGAATGACTTATCATTCTTACCTTCAGACCACGCTCAAGCTGAAGACCGAGCTTATCGTTACGGTCAAAAAAATAATGTTTTGGTTTATTATCCAATATTCGAAAACACAATCGAAGGTATCATCTACGATATCTTAAACAACAAAAAACAAGTCATCGCCACCGTTATGGGAGACAACCAACATCCCGCCGATGCAGCAGAAGAAATACTACAAAGAATTAACGAACTGCGATATTAACGAATAACGGATTATTTATATATAACGGATAATCCAATACTATGAAAAAAACAGAAGAGAAAATCCAACAACTAGAGTTACAGATACTTGAAAATCACGTAACAAAAGAAAAAGAGTTGTTGATTACAGAAATGAAAAAAATCGGAATAGAGAAACTACCTTATTCCTACTCAGCCCTCAAACAGTTTATTGACCCTGAAACCATGAGTTTTCACTACAATAAACATTACAAAGGGTATGTTGATAAACTAAACGACGCATTATCAAAAAAGAAATACGGAGATTTAGATTTAGAAAAAATAATCAAAACAATCGGTCGTTTCGATAAAACAATTAGAAACAACGCAGGTGGGGCATTTAACCACGCATTGTTTTGGAATATGTTAACTCCCGAACCAAAGAAACTTACAGGCGAACTTTACAAAAAGATTACCAAACAGTGGGGGACATTTACAAACTTCAAAAAAGAATTTGAAAAAATTGCCAAAGAAAGATTTGGTTCAGGTTGGGTATGGTTAGTCTTAACCTCCAAAAATACATTGAAGATTATGTCAACTCCAAACCAAGACAATCCATTAATGAATGTGATTGAAGGTGGTGGTTTTCCATTGTTGGGGTTAGATTTGTGGGAACATGCTTATTATTTGAAGTATAGAAACAAAAGAGATGAATATATCGTAAACTTTTGGAAAGTTGTCAATTGGGATTTTGTAACTAAAATGTATGAGATGAAAGTTGAAACCAAGTTAGTTGAGTCTACCAAAATGAAACAAATCTTAAGTGAAGGTAAATCTGAAATGTGTTCTAAATCAGATAACGAATTTTATCGAATGTTATTCAATGTAAACCAAGATATTAAATGGACTTACATGAATGGTATTAATAGAATTCTTAAAGAAGTCTTTAATGATGATTATATCGACAAACCAAGTAATAACGAATTACCTGGCGTATATAATATTGAGGGACCTGGTAGGTCTGTATTAAATAAATTAAATACAAATTATACCGCATTTTGTATCCTATTAAAAGATTTAAATCAAGTAATCTCAACAATCGCAAACAAAAAACCTATTAGTTTTATGGACAAAACTCCCGCAGAACAAAAGAAAGAAGTTGAGAGATTTGTGAGAGCGTTAGACCATTTCAAATACCGAATTTTTGATAAAGAAAGTTCTACGTTACACAATCTATTGAGAACATTGACGGATAAAAATAAAGCGGGTGATAAAAGAGAACAAATTACAGCATCAATCCTTAAAAGATATTTTGGTCAAAGTGCTAAAGTTGAAATTGTTGGTGAATTAGGAAACAAAAAAGATGCAATACAAGGTGTCGATTTGGAGATATTTAAAGATGGTAAATTACACACCGCACAAGTTAAACCATTTAGAGAAATGATTGTCACTGATGATGGTATAACTTTGGAAGGTACCGCAAGTGTAAAATTATATAAAACTGATTGGATGGTATTCCAAAGGGGGAAAAACGTTTTGGTGTTTGATAAGAAACCAAAAATTGTTGATGGTAACTTTGTTTTCCCCCCTAACTCACTTTTATATAACATATAATAAACTAAAAGATATTTATTAGATATGTCAGTTATACCAGAACCAGAAAGGTCAAAAATATATACAAGGATTAAACATCTCTTGGGTGCACCATTACGTAGTGTCGAAGTCACTGACGAAATGATGGATTCTCTAATGGAATTATCCATTCAAGATTATGAACAGTATATCTTGAATTGGTTAATTGATAGTCAGTGGGTTAACTTGGTTAATCTTAACATGACTGAAAAATCTGTTGCACAAGCGTTAATCACAAGAACAATGGATTTTGAGCAACAGTTCTCATATTCATATTCTAAAATTGTTGGTCTTCAAGCTCAAGGTCCTTGGGTATTAAAGAAAGATTATATCATCCTTGAAAGGGACAAACAAAACTATGAAATACCTGCTGGTCGTGAAATCAATGAAGTTTTATGGTTTAGTAATCAACCATGGACAGCATTTGGTATGGGGGGTATTGGTGGATTTGGTGGTGTTGGTTTAGGCGCCAGTGAAGCTGGTTTTGCACAAATGGGTTATCAAGGTTCTTATTTTATGATGTCAGGTTTTGACTACTTAATAAGAATGCAAGAATCAAATATTTTAAACAGAATTCTTGGTGGTTCTTTAACTTATAGAATTACCGCACTACCTGACGGTAAAAAAGATTTACAACTTTACAATGCACCTGGTAATAACTTTAACTGGACTCAATATAGTAGTTATGTCGGTAAAGCTGTATGGTATTGGTATTATGAAACAACTCCTGACAGTAGAGCAGATTGTTTGAAGAATAACCCTGACGTAATCAAAATGCCAAACGAAGTTCCTTTAGAGGAAATGACTTGGACTGATTTAAATGTACCCGCTCAACAATGGGTGAGAAGATGGTTCACCGCATATGTTAAAGAAACATTAGGTAGAGTTAGAGGAAAATATAGTGGAAACTTAAAGGCTCCTGACTCAGAATTAACAATGGACTACACAAGTTTATTGACCGAAGGTAAAGATGAAAAAACAAAATTGATTGAGGAATTGACAGGACCTGAAGGTTGGTTAACAAGATTACGTCCTGAAAAAGTAATGGAAAAAGAAGCATTACTTGCTGAAAATCTAAATAAACAAATGAAATTCAGAGCAATGCCTCGTCAAATATACGTAATATAATTTATGGCAATTATTAGAACAATACCATCAACAAGATTGATTAATGGTGAAATCCTTGAAACATCAGAAATTTCAATAGTGTCTGAAAGAGAATATAGAACAAACGGTGAGGAATGTGTCATTATTAGAAATGTTGCAGAATCAACAGTTATTTTAGACTCAAAAACAACAGACCATGTAGTTATAAAATCAATGACTCATTTAACAATTAAACCTGATATTGGTAGAATTGATGAAGATTACGATGAAATTGTTGCTGACAAGTACGCTTGTATTGAATTTAGATTTTGTGTTGGTAACTGGTATATTTTATCTTCAGACGGACTCAAGAATTCCTAATTTTTCTTTCCAATCCTCTTCGGCAAAGTCATACATATAGTCAGGGCTTAATCCTCTTTTTTCCCAATACTTTAATTCTTGTTCGGTAACATCAAGCACATCTTCTTGTAAACTGTCTTGGTCACCATTACCTAATGGATGTCCGTTAATTAATTCACATTGTGCCTTTGTAAAGATACCTCTTTTTTCAGGGTCACTAACAATTAAGTTATTTCTAACCTCATCTTGGAATACTACCATTAATGGTTCCATTCTCTTATTGAATGTTGAGATTGCTCTTGGCACATTATAGTCACCCGTTAAGTTTGGGTTGTTTTCCAATATATCCTTACTTAACATATAACAATTAAGTTGAACCCCATCACCTTTTTTCTGAACATCACCATGAGACGCTCTTAATCCGTTATTAACATACATGATAACATCACCAAGATTTACGGCAAGATTTTCATGTAATGCAAGTTCCATGTGAGCCATACGACTCATACTATTACCTGCTTTGGTTTTTGTATTTAATCGTTTCTTATAATCATCAAGAGATAATTTAACTTTAGCTCGTTGTGCGATTTTACTTAACGGAATTTGTTTGTCAAAAATCTTTTGTAAGTATTCATAGTAATACTCAACAAACGCCTGACCATCACCTTCTAATAACATTTTAATTCCTTTATCCAAGAACTCCTCGATATAGATTGGAAGTTTCTTTGACTTGATACTATTACCTGTCAATTTGATTTTACCCTTAGCATCCATAACTGCATAGTTCTTACGAGCCAAGTTAATACATGAAGGCCAAACCCCATCCGTATCAAGTGCCATCTCACCTCTCATGAATATATCATTGTATTCTGCAACGTCAGCCTCAGGTCCATAATATTCTTTACCCAACTTAACTTTCCAATTCAATCCACGACCAACATAAACTCTGTCTTTTGCATCGTCAGGAGTAGAGAAGTTCACACCGTCCGTATCCATTACCAAAGGAACATATCCTTTTGTCATAAAGAACTTAATCATCTGACGTAGGTATTGTCTACCTGTACAAGTAATCTGTTCACCCATATACATGTCACCCCACGCAAATACCTGTGGAGCAGACAAAGCACCGAACATCGAGTTGATGAAAATCTTAATTGGTAATTGTTTATTACCATACGATTCAGATTTCTTACGGTCAGTTTCGTAATATTGTTCCGCAAGTTGTTTGTATTTGATACGAGTGTCACGGAAGTATTTTAACATTCCTTTCATTGCACCTGTTACGTCACACTTAGGGAATACATCGTGTACCAACTGAATAGATGGATACAGAGACGAGAAGTCGAGTTTAAGTACGTTCTTACTATAACCAACCTTAAGTAGTCGTGAGAGACCTCCTACGAAGTCTGTCTTACCTTGTTTTTCAGGAATCGCAAGTCCATGTTTATAAGACCAAGCCAACATCAGCATCTTCCATAAAGTTGCGGTACCCATTGTAGATACTCTCTCGTATGTTGTTGGAATCATCGCAGCAAGTAGGAACGAACCCTGATTAAACTCTTGGTCAACCTTTAAGGTTTCATCTAAGTCATCGTCAAGATACATCTCTACAATCTTGTCACCCGTAATCTTTTTGTATACGTTAGGGAACTTTGTGTCTAAGTTATCGTACGCAGGATTGTTGGCTTTCTTGTAGTTACCATTCTGAATGTTTAACCAATACTCCTCTTTGTTAAGGAACATTTTACCGATATTATCGTGGTCAATATAAACACGACTTGGTGATTCAGCGTTGATATACTTTGTAATGTATTTCAAACCTGCAGCCTTGATACTTGAGTTGATTGCTTGAGCTCTACGAACTGCGTGAATAATGTCAATTACGTTATAACCCCAAATTGAAGTTTGAGTATATGTCTCCACCTCGTTGGCAAGTTTCAACATCCCGTCTTTTCTTGTAAATGAATGTTGGGGGTGCAATGACTTACAAATCTTTTTTGGGTCAATTCCCAAAATTCTACAACGTTCAAAAATCCAATGCCAGTCAAAGTTTGCTGAATTGTAACCACCGATGATACTTGGTTTTAATTCGTTGATTACGTTGAAGAACTCTATGATTGCATTTCGTTCTTCCGATTCATCAATACATTCGATAACTCTGTGGTATCCTTTATTTGTTTTAATTCCAATCATGAAGATACGACCGTCCTGTGGTTCAAGAGAGGTCGTCTCTAAGTCATATAC